GCACAAGAGGCCCAGGCGCTGGGGGGACTTGTACAAATTCGTAAGTCCCCCCATCTACACACTCGAAAGTGTGTATTGGACCGCGCTATAAAGATGTGACTCCTAAAAACCTGGCTCGCGCCAGGAAGGATTGCTAATCCCCGTACTCTACTAAGTACGAAATTCAGAATCAAATCTCATTCGGCGCGACCATTCACTGATTAAATCAGCACCCACACGGCCACAGTGTGGTATGATGTTCTTTACTGCTAGCACATCAATAAAAGCTACATTTAATTAAACGGAGTTTCTGTCTCCTTGGTGGTCATCCTAGCTAGATGATTCACCAAAATTGATACCTGCCTTCCTAAGCAGGTATCGTGGGCTCATAGTACATTCTGGGTAATCCAGTCCAGAAATATACTTGAAAATCCTCAGCTGCAGCGGCATACACGTCAATCGCACACGTGTTTGTCCCATAGAGACCAATCCTATAGTCCCAAGCAGCTTCGTATGTCATCCCAGTCGATTGGTCAGCACTCTTACCCGGAGTAAATCGGTACTCCGAGTAATATGGCATCTCAAATTCGAGTGAATTGTTCACACGAGCCCAAGCAATAGCCGCTCCTAATGCGGCTGGTAGAGGACGACCTGTAGAAGGTGTGATTCCCTGCTCTCGCACTGCACGTTTATGTACAGAAATAGCGGTTGAGTAGGTTGGTATTAACTGTGTACCTTCTTGATAGTTCGTTGCAGCCGGTATGTACGCTGCACGAGATACTTCTATCTTGTCTTCTCCTCTGGTGTCCCCGGCCTGCACCAACTTATATCGCACACCTCCTCGTCTACCACTAAAAGCAGTAGCAACCCAATGGAGTAAAATAGTGTTGCAATAGTTGTATGGTGTAGCAGTGGCTGTTGTATCAACAGCACCGGGCACCTCTCCTCTGTAAAGAGGGAAATGCGGTCTCCTACCATAACAGAGCGTGTCTGAATTTGATAGAGACCCTATACTAGAATGCAAGTTATATCGCTTTAACATTGTTCGAAAACTAGTTATTGATTCACCAGTAAAAACCTGGTTAATCAACGATGTATCTTGTATGCTAGGACCCAACTTATGTGTCATTTCTTGCTGCGGTGCACTAGGCTCGGATGTATTTTGACCATCTGGTACTTTCTCAGTACCTGATTGATTCTCAAATCCAGCCTGTGCTGTCAACGGAGCAAATGTGAAATTCATGAAGTAATCGTCAGGAACGAATACTTCGAAATCATCACCCATCGAAACAAACACATTAATTTCGATATCATTATTAACGGTGGAATTTGGTGTTGTAAGTTCGTTCACTATGTAAACGCCTAACACACCATTTCCAACGCTCTTCGTCGTATACACTGTATCAGAGTACATTGTAGTGACGGAATCCGTTCCCGGATAATGATGTCGCAATAAAGTTGTGGTTTGACCATTTCCTATTTCCAGAGTAAAATCCTGTTCCTCCGCGATATCCACAATTTCAATGTAATTGGTATTGTACTCATTTGAAGCTAAGTATTCTGGATCGTAAACAAACTTCAAGCGTCCTTTATGGAAACTTGAAGCAACGATCTGGAAACGAAACTTCATAGTACCTGTCCAATATTGAAAGGGTAAAGCTGCCATAGCACAAGCAGGTAGATGAAATGAGACTGGAGGTCCACTATTCTCGGCCCATATTACAGGGTCGATCCTAGAGTTCCACAAAAGGGTCTCAGGTGCTGTTCCAATATTCCATGAAAAGGTTGTTAGATAAGATTCTCTCTTAGCTATCTCCTTTATGTTCATTGGATCAACACCGCCTAATCCAGCGATCCGAGGATCAATGGATAGTTCTTGCTTCTCATCAACTGTAAGCTTCTGTGCTGTATCCGGTACATTAGTCACCGCAAGCGATGATGTTGGACACGGACGATATGGCTCTGGATTCTTTGTCACAGGAGGTCTGCAATATCCAAACAATTTTGCCATTTGTGCAGTCGCCGACGCCATAGTAGACGTCGCCGAAGCATATGGTGCAATGTAAGGAACACTTGACAAACTCTGTGCCATCTTTGCAACCGCCGTTGCAGGTCCAGATATAATACCCTTAGCATTGGCTTCATCAACTTCCGAACCAGATTGTGGTACAAGCTGGTCTGGGTCGTTTGATGTAAGAACTGACATGTGAACGTCAGTAGCCCATGCAAATACACTAATTGTTACAACATCGGCAGCACCATTCGCATGCTTCAAATCATTTAATGATCTAAAGAATAGTTGTCCCAGTGTGCTCCAATCCGTTGTTACAATATCTGTGTAATTTGGATAATTGAAATAGGGTAATTTCATTTCTCCACCCGACGAAGTTGTCGGATCGAGAAAGATTCTTGGTTGTTGACTAGCTTGCACTAAATCCTGCCTTACTAAAGAGGCATTTGAACTTAGTGAATCAAGTATGTCAAATGGGAGATAACTCACCATAGCTCTTCCATATTGAAATCCGTTGCCATTGATTACAACCTTAACCATGAGATTAGCTCTCAAAAGTTTGTAGTTTGCAACGATTTATCACTCGTGGATTTTCAAAATAAAGAGACCAAGGATCTATGTCAAACCCTAATGTTGTAGATGTGGCCCATTCCTCCTCATGAATCTTAAGTGGACGACTGAAGAAATGATCTAACGATGCATCCTCTGTGTCTTGCAATGTTCTTGTTACATCAACAGTTGATATTGTGTCGTACAAGTACGGATCAAACTGATCTGCAAATTGAACATTCTCTCGGCTTTCCACTTTAGAAACTTTCCTAATGATGTTATCATCTGTAGTACCACTCTGTTTAAAATAAGAGTGGCGCAGAGATTCTACATCAACCTGTTCCATGACCTGACGTAACTCTTCA